ATCCGTCAGTCTAGCCTATCTACTGCTGTGGATCTACTCAAGACTGACAAGAAAGCGCCAAGTGTGGATGAAGTAATCCATGTTGCTAAGATCTTTGAGGACTATGTTTTTGGTATTAACCTAGATGCTGATCCTGTAGCTAAGCTACCCGAGATTGAAGAAGACGATATCCCAATGTAAACAAGGCGCAACACGAAGGCAAACAGCAGCCCTGAGACGCTGAACCTGACAGGAGGGAAAGACCCCTAAGCTTGATCCGTAGACACATTGTTCACTAAGCAGTGTGAAGGTCTGTGCACACGGGCGGCATCTACCCCGTAATATGGTAAGCGGGATTTTTATGGAGACTATATGCTAAAAATCTATGACTTTCTTTGCCATGATTGTGGTAAAGAATTTGAAAAGATGGTAAAAACAATTGCAGATATTGAGTGTCCTTTCTGTGGATCAACACACACAGAACGACAACTTTCTGCTAACAGTATTAAAGTTAATGGCGATGGTGCCTATACAAATAAAATGAAAGTTTAATATGAATCTTTTGATTGATGCTGACCTTGTTGCATATCGTTGTGCCGCCACGGTATCGGAAGATATGGACAGAGATATTGCCTTTTATCGTATGGATGTTCTTATTCAGCAGATTATTGAGGCAACAGAAGGGGCATCATATTCATTATATCTAACTGGTAAAAATAACTTCCGTAAGAAGATTAACACTGAGTATAAAGCCAATAGAAAAGATACAGTACCTCCTGTGTATTTACAAGAGTGTCGTGAGTATCTGGTAGAAAATCACAAAGCTATTATTAGTAATGGCTGTGAGGCTGATGACTTACTTGGTCTTAATCAAACACAGGAGTCAGTTATTTGCTCCTTAGATAAAGATCTACTTATGATTCCTGGTAACCACTTTAATTGGACAAAGTTAGAATTCACACATGTAAAACCATTAGATGGAATTCGTACTTTCTACAAGCAAATGTTAATAGGAGATAGGTCAGACAATATCTTTGGTGTTAATAAAATTGGTCCAGTAAAAGCAGAAAAATTAATTGAGCATCTAGATGATGAGCAAGAGATGTTTAATGTTGTTTATAATCTTTACAATGATCCTAAACGTTTTGTTATGAATGCAAACTGTCTTTGGATTTGGAGAAACACAAACGAACTATGGCAAGACAGACACAACTTGATTTTACCAGAAGAATGTCAACAAGAAGTGACCATGACATCAGACTTTATGAAGTCTTTGAAGGACGCTACATAAACGGTGCGTACTACGACTCAGATACTGATATCTGGTGGCCACGACAATGGAATTGGGATGGCTCAGATGCACTTGGTGAATATACTTTAGGATTATATAATGTCAGAAAAGAAACGACGAAGTAAACTAGAATTAAAGTTTGAAGAAATCCTAAAAGATAATCAAGCTGAATATGAATATGAAGTTACAGTAATTCCCTATAAGATTCCAGAAAGTAATCATAAGTACACAGTTGACTGGACATTACTAAATGGAATTCTTATTGAGACCAAAGGCTATCTAAGTGACCACAGAGAAAGGTACAAATACGTACTGCTCAAAGAACAACATCCAGATTTAGATCTGCGATTTGTCTTTGACAACATTAATAAACTTTGTGGTGGAACCAAGATGACCCATGGAGCTTGGGCTGAAAAGTACGGCTTTAAATATTGCTCTGTTAAAGATGTAGAACAGATTAGAACTTGGATAAAGGAACAAAATGTCTAAAACCTTTCTAATTGGAGATACACACTTTGGTCATGCCAACATTCTTACCTTTAAACGGGATAATGGGAATCCTCTACGTGAATTTCCAAACATTTATTGCCATGATGAATACCTGATTGATCGTTGGAACTCTGTTGTTGGTCCCAATGATAGGGTTTACCATCTGGGTGATGTTGGATTTAAGAATTTTACACAAGTACATGAAACTTTTAAACGTCTTAATGGTGTAAAGGTTCTTATCAAAGGTAACCATGACAACTTTAAACTATCACAGTACAGTCAGATTTTTAAGGATGTTCGTGGTTCTCATACACTAGATAAATTTATCCTAACACATATCCCAATACATCCTAGTTCACTTTCTAGATGGAAGGCAAATATCCACGGACATGTACATAGTAATAGTTTACCAGATAAACTTTACTTTAATGTTTCAGTTGAGAATTTACATGACTATACACCAATTGATTTTGAATCTATTAGGAGTTTTTATAATTGAAACATTTAATCATTCCAGACTGTCAGATCAAAGATGGAGATGACACTGAATTCCTGTCTTGGATTGGACAATATATCTTAGATCAAAAACCAGATGTTATTATTAACCTCGGTGATTTTGCAGACATGGAGAGTTTAAGTAGTTATGATGTTGGTAAGAAGTCGTTCGAAGGAAAAAGATATATTAAAGACATTGGCGCGGCCCACCAAGCGATGGACAAGCTGTTACAACCTCTACGTGAGTTCAATGCTAAGGCAAAAAAGAACAAAGAGAAGCAGTACAAGCCACGAAAAGTTCTTACACTTGGTAATCACGAAGAGCGGATTGCACGTGCGGTAAATAATGATCCTAAGCTAGAAGGATTAATCAAGTATGAAGACTTGCCTTATCAAGATTGGGAAGTTCATCCCTTTCTTAAGCCAGTATTTATTGATGGTATTGCTTACTGCCACTACTTCCCTACTGGTGTTATGGGACGACCAGCTACTACTGCCTCTGCTATGGTTTCTAAACTCCATATGTCTTGTATTGCTGGTCATCAGCAAGGTAAACAAGTGGCCTATGGAAAGCGGCCTGATGGTAGTACTATTACTTGCATCATTGCTGGTTCTTGCTATGAGCATGATGAGCACTATCTAGATCACCAAACAAACAAACATTGGCGTGGTGTTATCGTGCTACATGAAGTGCAGGATGGTTGCTTTGATGAAATGTTTGTTAGTCTATCTTATTTAAAGAAACGTTATGAAAACAAATAAAATTAATGATACTCATGTATTTAATGTAGTTCTTCAGTATGCAGAACGAGCACAAAAGGGATTTGAAAAGTATGGAACAACAACAGAGAGAACAGACATTGATCTCAAAGGTTGGCTCCAGCATCTTCAAGAAGAGCTTATGGATGCTACTGTTTATATTGAGCGTATCAAGTACGAGCTTAACACCAAATCAAATAATGGAATCAGGATGCAAGAGAAACCACAGCAAGCACAACAAAGTGCCAACAACAATATGCAACTATCAGAATACCTTAACCTCACACACCAAACAGCGATCTATCCCGAAGCAGGAACAGGAAGCAATCTTGAGCTATACTACCTATCTCTTGGGCTTGTATCCGAAGCAGGCGAAGTGGCGGGTAAAGTCAAGAAATTAATTAGAGATGGTAAACTTGATGTCGGAAATCTTGCCTATGAACTGGGCGACTGCTTCTGGTACTTGGTACGACTATGTGATGCAATCGGCTACAGCCCTGAAGATGTCACCACTATCAACATCAACAAGCTACTTAAGAGGAAAGAAAATGGAACCATCCAAGGTTCAGGCGATCACCGTTAATAAACCACTAGTTATTACACATGAAAACTCTCTGTTGTACACATCATTAAAACAATGTATGGCAAACAATGAAGAGTTACGACAAGCTTTACTAGATGCAGCCCAAACAATTAGTGCCTTAACGGAAAAACTACGAGAACAAAATGAAAGTAAATCTACTACGACCTGAGACTCTTGATGGAGCACTTGAATTTATCGGCCATTGCGCTGGCATTTGTTACAACTCTAGTCTTGAACCTAACGCTTGCATTAAGCGTGCTGTTAGTTGCAAAGACAAAGGTCATCTGGCCACGCTGCGTTTTGCCCACGCTACTTTTCACATTACTGGAATTAGTCGTGCTTGTTCACATCAGTTTGTGCGTTCTAAGCACTTAGATTTTCTACAACGATCACAGAGGTATTGTAAAGAAGATGAAGCTTCCTTTGTCTATCCGGGTACAACTAGCGATACTCTTATTTCTAGTGCATACCAAAGTGCAATGGCACGTTATAAAGAACTACTTGAAGCAGGTGTTAAGAAAGAAGATGCCCGGTTCGTGTTGCCAGAGGGAACACAAACAGAACTAATTGTTACTGGTAATCTACAAGCATGGTTAGATTTTATTAAACTACGTGCAGATAAACATGCACAATGGGAGATCCGCGCAGTAGCTAAAGAAATTAATAACCAACTAGCAGCAAAGCTAGATCCTCTATTTACTTGGATGCCATAATGTTTGATCCTGTTACTATGTTAGCGGCTTTCGGGCCGCTTGTTGTTAAACTTGGTGAGTCTGTTATCAACAAGTTTATTGCTCCTGATAATTTTAAGCCAGCAACTATTGATGACTGGGTTAAAATGAAAGAACTTGATATTAAACAATTTGAAGTTCTGAATAATGCCGGTGGAACAAATGCAAGTTACCCATGGGTAGAGGCTTGTATTCGTCTAATGCGTCCTGCTATTGCTATTGGTGTTATTGGTACATGGGCTATTTGTAAATTAAGTGCTGATGGCTGTGGTCCTGAAGTTGATAACTTTGCGGCAGCAATTGGTTTCTACTTATTTGGTGATCGCTCTCTCTTTTATTCTACTAAGAAATGAACAACACATTTAATGACCTTCTAGAGCGTTTAAAACTAGAGGATGAGGTAACTATCCTAGAGATACTCAATCTCTCAACAGAGGAGCTTGTAGATACCTTAGAGCCTATGATTTATGTACGACAGGACAGAGTTCGGAGTTACTATGGTGAAGATGACGAGACCGTGGACGGGGAAGAAGTCTGAGACTCCTCCTGTTAAAAAAGAACAGCACCTAGATAGAAAAACAAAAGAAGAATTAGAGCATCGTTGGCAAAACGATGATTGGGAAAAACAACTTAGGGAATATTATGCAAGTCAATCGTTTTAAAAATACATTCGCAGAAAACATCTTTAGAAATAAGTACGCACAAGGACCAACTGATACTTGGGATGCCCTTGCTGAGCGTCTTGTAGAAGATGTATGTGGTACTCGGTGGGGTAAAGATCGTGCTCTTATGTCACAAGAAGATCGTGAGCAACTAGCACAGTATATTAAAGAGATGAAGTTTGTACCGGGCGGACGCTACCTATGGTATGCAGGTCGAGGTAATAGTTATTTTAATAACTGCTTTCTACTACGAGCAGAGCATGATACGAGGGAAGAATGGGCAGCACTAACACAACGAGCAGTGAGTTGTCTGATGACTGGAGGTGGCATTGGGATCGACTACAGCATTCTACGTCCGGAAGGGAAACCTTTGAGTCGTACAGGTGGCTTAAGCAGTGGTCCGATTCCCTTGATGCAAATGATCAACGAAGTGGGCCGTGGCGTGATGCAGGGGGGCAGTCGACGATCAGCTATTTACGCTTCTTTGAATTGGTTGCACGAAGATATCCCAGCTTTCTTGAAAGCAAAAAACTGGTCAGATGAAATCAAGGCAATGAAGAGTAAAGACTTCAATGCTGTTGCTCCACTAGACATGACTAATATCTCTGTTAATTATGATGATAAGTGGTTATATAATGCTCATCGTGCTGAGTTACCTACCTTCGTAGAGAACTGTCGTCAAGCAATGATGACGGGTGAACCCGGTTTCTCTTTTAACTTTGGAGATAAACAAAATGAAACCCTTCGTAACGCTTGTACAGAAGTTACAAGTGAGGATGATTCTGACGTATGCAATCTTGGCAGCATCAATA